TGCCGTTGACAAGCTGCGCCTGCTGGTAAAATCCGTCGCAAAGGCCCTGATTTACACTGTCGATCTTGCGCTCGACATTGGCAAAGTCAGAGGTCAGCACATAGCCGTCGACCACGCCGCCGCCATTGCCGCCGTTGTTGCCCCAGCCGTTGCCGCCCCAGCCGCAAAAAACAAACAAAAACAGGATAATGATCCACCATGCACCGTCACCGCCCCAGCCAAAGCCGTTTCCGCTGCCGGAGGTGTTGGCGGGAGCCACAGGCATGGTCATCGTCGGCATACCGTCAGATAGAGACATAATATCTCTCCTTTCAAAATTTTATCAATCAAATCGTGGCCACGATTTTGATTACCGCAAAAAGCTCTCAAATTGCTTTGCCATTTCTTGCAGCTGGTTTAACTGCTGCTGGCTCATTTTGCCGGATTGCAGCAGCTTTTCCACCTCCGCTTTTGGATCGCCCTGAAACGTGGCGCGGAACTGGTTAAATTGCTGCATGAGCCGCTGGAATTGGCCCATCGGCCCCGGCATCTGACCGCCGCCCATGGCCTTAAAAAAAGGATTAGCCATCAGCGTCAGCCTCCTTTACTTTCTTCGCGGGCTTTTCTTTGCCCCGAATTTCGCCCACAATCGCCGCCAGACGGTCAAACTCCTCCCGCGTGACAAAATCCACGGCCTTAGCCTGCGGTGCGGCAGGCGGCGTCTGAGAGCGCTCTACGAGGTCATAAATTTTAAGGGACGGTTTGCCGCTGGCGTCCGCCTGCTTGAGATATACCGTTGGGGCCGTGCTGTCCCACAACGCCACGGCGGCGTTAGGCGCGATCATCCAGTTGCGGGCTTCTTTCTCACCGGCTACCCACTGGACGCCGCTCTGCGCCACCGGGTTTTGCGGAGCCTGCGGCATCTGGGGCGTCATGGGCTGCATCTGCTGCTGGCGCATCTGCATGAGGTTATCCGGCATAGGCGGTGCGTAATAGGGATTTTGCCATCCGTAAGGTGTGTAAGCCATTTTAGTCATCCTCCTTGACCCAGTAATACAAGATGTTCTCATTGCTGCTGTCCCAGCTGTCCCAGATCATGCCGTCGCAGACGCAGACCACATGGCCGGACAGAGCCAGAATATAGGTGCCTTTTGGGTGATCCTCCGCAAATTGCCCAACCGTGTAGCAGTCCGGGCAGGTGTCCGGCGCAATGTACCGCCGGTATCCGATGCTGCGGAGATACCGCCCCCAACAGGCGTTAGCCGACGGCATATCACCATCTAAATACCCTTGGATACAGAGCCGTAAATAAACCTCGCCCCACTCCATCCCGGTTGCCTTGACGATTGCCCGCACGGTGCAGTCCCCTACATTTTTCCCGCAGGGGTTGGGGTTGAAATGGTTATACATACTCCCTCCGGTCATCGTAGAGCAGCTCAATCATGCGCACGTAGCGTTCCAGCTCCGCCGGGTCGGTCTGCGCTATGATCTCTCGCGCCAACTCCGCCGGATACCCGCAGGCCAAAAGCCGCTCGTACATTGTGTGCGCCTCCTTTTACACTTCTATGATACAAAAAATCCGGTCAGCCAAACTGCCCGGAAACTGCCTGTATTCTGCCCTTAAACTGCCCTGAAAATATTTTGCTTTTTTTGCTTTTCTCTCTTGACACACCACCAAATTGGTGGTATTATAATAACAACAAGAGGGGCACAGCCCAGGAGGAAAATAAAAATGAAAATTACTGATGGAAAGAAAACCGTAGAAATCAAGATTCAGCGCTGGAATGGTTCCGGATATGATCCGGACTGGAGCCGCGATTATTTTACCGCTGGTTCCCTGCCCTATGATGAGGAAACTGATACTTATACCGTTGAGGATGTTGATTATTGCATCGAAATGGCCAACAACAGCACCTGCGAAGATGGCGCTTGCATCAAATATGACGAGGACGGAGTCCTTGTCCCTGACGAAGATATGGTCGTCTTTGTTGACGAACTGAATTAAGGAGGATATACCATGACTGATAAACAGTTCAGCACCCTCTTTTTCGGTGCACTTGCCGACCAAGACCGGGACATGTATGTATCAGACTGGGCGCTATCTGACATCTGGGGGGATCCGGAAGGCGCTGACATCCCGGATGATCGGATCCAGTCCTTGGGAGCGTTGTGGGATGTGGCTCATATTACGATCCGCGAGATCAGAGCAGCCACTGGCTTGTCTCAGGTTGCTTTTGCCCAGCGCTTCTGTATCCCGCGCCGGACGGTGGAGAATTGGGAATCTGGGGCAAGCGCTTGCCCGGACTATTTGCGGATTTTGCTGGCGCAAGCCGTAGGGCTATACACGCGGGGCTAAAATATGCGGCTCAAGGCGTGCATAAAATGCGGGAAGCTGTTCCCCGCCACCAAAGTTGAGCAGCGTGTATGTGCGGAGTGTTTTGCGGCAGAGAGATCTACCACCATACGCCCACGGACTTGCCGCGAGTGTGGTGCGATCTTTGACGGTGGCCCTCGGGCTTGGTACTGCCCTAATTGCCGGGCCATCCGCAAAAAAGAGTCAGCTGCACGATGCCACAAAAGCGGAACAATCCGGCCTCTTGGCAGTATTGACCATTGTACGATCTGCGGGAAAGAGTATATTGTCAATTCGGCGCGCCAGCGGTACTGCAAAGACTGTGCCCCGGGAGCATATCGTCAGGCGGACCGCGAGGCATCCAAAAAATGGAACGAGGAAAATAATTATTATGAGCTGCGGGCACAGAAGCCGCGAAGAGGTCAAAAAGTCTGCGTGATCTGTGGAAAACCGATTTCCCCCGGAACCCCTCGAATCACATGCTCTGAGGAGTGTGACAGGCTCCGGATAAAATGGCATCAGGAGCGCACCCAAATCAGACAAGGGACCCGAAAAGCACCTACCACAGTCAACCGCTTGGACAAGGATTTTATGGCGCAGCGCAAGAAAAAGCGGGGAAAAAAATAAGGAAAGCCGTGTCCGATTCGGACACGGCTTTTCTTTATCCCTGCATATCATCCGCGATTTTGGCGTAGGCGCGCCGCCGGATCTTGGCCAACCCGTCCACGCTGACGTGGAGCAGCGCCGCCGCCTGTAGGCAGCTCTGGCCGTGGACATCCACCGCCAGCACCGCTGTTTCCTCGTCAGGCGGGAGGCCTACCAGCCGGACGGCCTGCGCCGCCCGGGCCGGGGCCATTGATGACAACAGCGCCCGGATCTCCCGGTTTGTTTTCTCCATGTGGTTTCCAGACTTGCAGAGCGCTAAAAAGCGTGGATGTTGCCATCTTCTGGCCCTCCTTTCAGATGTTTAGCCTGTCCAGTCGGAGCGTTTCTCCCGGACGTCGATGTGGGTAAAGCCCTTCTTGGCGTACACGCCCACGCCGCCCCAGTTTGGCATAATCGACCGGGCGAAGGCCGCCACCGTCTCCGGCTTCTGGCCCTTGACGGAGATATCCGCCGCCATGCCGTAGCAGTGCTGGCTGTGCTCCGCGCCGTTTACCTGCTCGTTATACTGGGGCGTCCGGTAGGCGCTGTGAATGACCACCGGAACGTCGAAGTGGGCGCGGATGGTTTCCAGCACCATCACCAGCCGGGGAGCCACCAGCACCGCGTCACTGCCGTCTCCACACGCAAACTCCCGCACCTTAAAATGGGCGGAGAGCTGCTTGCCCCCGGAGGCGGCTTTGCTGTAAGCGTGGATCTCAACCATGGTTATCCCCCCAGATCTGATACAGCGCCCGGACCATGTCGGCGCGGGTCACCGTGTCACCGGCGTTGGCGTCCGTCAGCAGGCCGTAAGCCTTGCCCCATACGAGGGCTTGATCTTCCACCTTGGCCGACCGCTCCCAGAACAGCAGCAGCGTGGGCACCTTTCGGCTGCTGACCACCTTCCCGCCGGGAAAAATGCCCTGCGTGGAGCCGCCGCCGTCCAGCATGAGGGCATCCACCACGCCCAGCCCCAGCAGCTTGTTTTGGAGCTGCTCACGGGTCAGGCTGGCCTTGTCGCACCAAAGGCACACCTTGCCGTTGGGCATCCAGCCCACCGCCGTCCGGGCGGCAGGCCGGGCCACGTCGGCGGTCAGGCCCCGGTAGAGCTTGGACCCGGCTTTGAGGATGGGCACGCCGGACAAAAACGATCCGCCCCGGTCCGTCAGCATCTGCGGCTTGCCGTCACTGCCAATGGACACGCCCCAGTCCTGGTATTTGTCCCGGCTGATGATCTTGCCGTCGATTACCGTCCAGCCCACCGGCTGAAATTTCCCGTTGAACAGATAGCCGTTGATAATGTGAGTGCAGCCGGTCTTGGCCTTGATCTGCGCCGGGGTCAGCTTGCCGGTGTTGTGGCAGATCTGCGCTCTCGTGCAGTCGAACGTATCAACCATTGACTCTCACAGCCTTCTCCGGATGGCCGTAGACGTCCCACGTCACATCGTACACGCCCTCGGCGCACTGGATGCGCAGGGTTTCACCGGCCTTCTCGGTATCGTACCGCATGATGTCATGCAGGTGCTTCACGTCCTCCGGCTCCTTCTCGGCGGGGACGAAGCCCTCCCGCATTTCGTCCTCGGTCCAGTTGGCCACGCCGCCGTCGGGATTCAGGTGGAAGTTGGCACCGGCCTCCTTCAGCTCCGCGTTGATGGTTTCCACGGCCTTGCCGCTTTTCTTGCCCTCGTTGATGATGTTCTCGTAGATCTTGTTCATAATATGTCCCCTTTCAAATTTTCGGTTGACTTTTCAACCGGTTTCAACTGTTCTTGTCCTCGGCTACCCGCTGGGTGCCGAAGTAAAAGCCGATGACCACCGTGAAGATGGTCAAAAACTCGCTGCCGCTGATGGTCTCCCGCAGAGCCAGCACCGAAAACACCCCTGTCAGGGTGATGGTCACCAGAGACTTCACCGCAAGCAGATTTCCCAGCCGCTTCTTAATGTTTTCCATAGCGTTCTCCTTTCAGCGTTCGTTTTCATGCTCCAGATCCTGGATCCGGTGGTTGATTACCTTGATCTGTTCCTCGATCACCGGCACCCGTTGGGCAAAACTGTTGTGCTCCCGCACCTCGCGGGTCAGCTCGTCTAATTTGGTGTCGGTGATCGCCTGCTGTTTGCCGTTGGCGATGAGCACGCCCATCAGCGTCAGCCCCCCTGTGATGAGGGCGCAGATTATCGTCTCCGTCATAACACACTCCTTAAAGTTGCAGTTTTAAGGCGTCTATATGTTTTCCCAATCAAAAAAGCCGCCTTGTCATCCTTGACAAAGCGGCGTGGGCATGTATATAATAAGGCCAGTAAGGACGGCTCACTTTGGTCGGTGCAGGTCGTTCCCCAACAGATTTAGAATCCGTAGAAAAGCCGCTGCCGATTTAGGTGGCGGTTATTTCTTTAGGTCAACGCCTAATTTGATAGCCGCAATCACAAGCATAAGTAACGCAATGGTTTCTGCTGTGCTCATGCGGTCACCCCCTTTACGGGGAAACAACCGTACCGTTCTTACTGGCGAACCCTATCATACACGGTTCGCCTTGCTTTGTCAATTTTCCGCGCCGCCCGATGGGCGGCTTTTTGTTACTCCGCCTTCGCGGTGCCCCCAAACTCCGCAGGTACCAGCTCCGGCAGGCCGCACTCGTTGATGAGGATGTCCGCCACCTGCTGCTTCAGCTTCGGGGGCACATCCGCAAACTCCCAAGGCTTTTTCGTCTTGGTGTTGATTGCCTCCATGCAAATTTTGCTCGCATACAACATAGCCATCATTTCACTGCTTCCTTTCTGTAAATTGAAATATAGGTTTAAGGCAGTTTCTGCCAAAAACTCACGCATAAACAACATCACCCATCTCTAAAAGGCAGTTCTCCAAAAACTCCTGTTGCTGTGCCTGCATTTGGAGCTGACTTTTCAGCTTGCTGTTCTCGTTTTCCAGCTTTTCCATCCGCTCGTTCATCGTTGGTATAGGTTCCGATTCCGGTTTCGGCACAGTGCCCGGTGTCAGGGCCGTCACGATACCGGCTTGAGCCTCTACCCCCACAAAGGGAAAAGTCTCCGGTATCGCCATTTCCTCCGGAATAACGGCCCAGCCATTTGGAACAGGCAACAGCCCACTGGTAGTTTGATTGCGGTGAGCTCCGTTTTTCAACGGTGCAAGTTCAATGATGGTCATTTCACTTTCTCCCTCCTTATCCAATAGCAACGTAATAATAAACACTATTAGAATCATTGCATTGATCGCTTGCCGACCTCGAAGTATACCAGGATAGTGTTTTGTTGTCTAACGTAAATCGTTTAGCACTTGCACGACTCGGCTGGCCAATGTACATAAAAGTAGCTTGATCCCCTAGAGTTGCACAGTCTTGCTGCATCACAATGACGATTTTTGGAACAAAATTAAATGTTAAACTGTTTTGATTTTCCTCCCCATATACGCCAGAGCCTACGTAGGTTCCAGTCTGTATTTGCAACTTGTCGCCTATCTTTCCCAGCGCATCATACTGAATGCCACCTACAACGCCGCTAGGATACGCATCAGCATTCGGAGAATTGAGATACTGTGCAGGGCCTAAAGTGAACTCCGAGTATTGTGCATATGCTTCAAAAATGGCATCGTAGGGTGGGTCGCGTTTAGTAACTCGATAAAAGGTATTTGCGGGCCACGGATCCTCGACCCATGGATACAGCATGTATTTTCCAATAACCTTGTCCCATTCAACGGATCCATTGGACTGATTTGCAACTTTGTGCTCTCCAACCCCCACAATTTTTTTGTTAGCCAAATCTAGCTGCACAGAATCATAGTAGTAGATTGTAACATCTTCTGGCATTCTACCAAGCGAACTAAGCTCCGTGGCCTCTTTGAGTACGCCGGAAATTGATTGCTTTCGCCATAAATAATCATCGCCCAGATGTGTGTGCAATCGAGAAAGTATTTGCAAAACATCATCCGGAAAGGAATCGGACCCGAGTCCAAAAGATTCCGCTGTTTTGTCTTTGAGCAAACTCGCCTTGTTCAAATGCGTGCCTTCCTGCGTCGGCTGGTCAGCGCGGACCAGGTCGAAGGTGTTTTCCTGCCCGGGCACCGGCGTCAGCTTTACCCGGCCCGGATACAAAGATACTCTGTCTTGCATACCATTCTCCTTTCAAACTTCTCCGGCGTACAGCTCGCCGGAGAAGTACCACGATTTTATGAGTTTGTCGATCAGTGCATCAAGGTCAAGTAAGATCTGCTCGATATTGTTGGCTCGGATGTAATTCAGCTGCCGAATCGTCTCCGGCGTCTCCGGCGTAGACTGCATCACTGCGATCTGCCGCCGCAGGGTGGCAATGTTCTGCCGGTACGTCTCCATCTGGCTGGCCGTGGGTGTGTCCGATTCGGACCAGTCCTTTTTTACCGACATGGGGCAATCATAGCCCAGCGCCTGGAACCGCCCCGCCACATACTCCACCGCTGCGTCCACCCGGTTGAGATCAGTGGCATTGTAAAAGCCCTTTGCGGTCTTATTCGACACATCCTCAAGCGTCCGGTCCGTCACCAATGTTGAAAAATCAAAAGCCATAATTCCTCCGTGTCCGAATCGAACCGCTACTTGTCATAATACACCACAGCACAGCCTGAAGCGCCCATCGCGCCATCCGCGCCAATGCCAGGATAACTGTAGATTTTCCAATACGAGTGAGATGCACCACTCTCGTCTGTCCACTTAACTTTCTTCCGCCGCCCTTGCGTGCCGCCGGTTCCCTTTGCCCCGCCGTCTCCGGTTCCCGCCCTTGGCTTTGCCACGCCCGTCCGGGCGAAGCTGTCGCCGCTGGCCACGTCCGTGTAGCCGTTTTCATAGCGCTTGCCGTTGGCGGAGGAGTACGCACCAAAGGTGGTGTCCGCCCCAAAAGCCACCGGAAATTCTTGCCCATCGTTGATGTTGATGGTTCCGGCCCACACCAGGCCACCCAGACCGTCCACGCCGTCCGCACCGGCAGCATTCCACGTGCCATCCTGGCCGCGGGTACCGTCTCCGCCCTTGCCCACAAGGATGACCCGCAGAGATTTCTTCCCCGCCGGGGCTTTCCATGTGCCCGGTGTGGTGATGATCTCCCGCCCCTGATACAGGAAGCTGCCGTCCGCCTGTAACAGCTGGCTCTGGCATCCCTGCATGACGCCGCCCGAAAACTGGAACGTCTGCATGGTCAGTCGCGCTGTGGTGGCCTGACTCTCGTCCAGCCACACCGTCTCCACGTCCCCGATCTCGGAGGACGGATCGCCCCGGCCCGTTAGATCCAGCACGTTGCCGCCGTAGGTGGAAAGGATCAGCCGCGCCGCCGCCAGCGCCTGCGCCTGCGTCTTGATGAACGGATTGTCGATGCTCACCGTCTCGCTGGACGATGTGGCGTTGCCGGACACGATGTATTTCGCGCCCGACCCATCGTTGAGGGTAAAGATCAGCGCCGCCACATCTCTGTTGGCCTTCATAACCGGGTAGCCGTTGAGATTGTCCAGTGTCACTTTGTTGCCCTCGCTCCACAGCGGCTCGGCGGTCAGGTCCCCGGTGGAGGCGTTCGCACGGGGCCATGTCCCCGTGGCCTGACACACCCAGCGGAGGATATCGCCGCACTTTTTCCCCTGGATATCGTTTGCCGTGCGTACCGTCACCGGCAGTGCCGTGTAATTGGGGTCCACGTGCCACCGATCTTTGAAGTTGACGCCCAGCTGCGCCGCCAGAGCGCCGATCCACCCGCCCAGCGTAGTGGGAAGGGTGGCAGGTGCCAGAAATTCCCGGTTTGCCAGCAGGCCGATAATATCCACCAGCGTCCACTGCATCGTCAGGCCGTTGTCTCCGGTTTTCCACCCGCCGGAGTACTGGTAGAAGATCCCCAGCCGTTTGTACTCGTCCGTGCCGTCCGCCAGCCGGACGCCCAAAGAGACGTCAATCCCCTGCCGCTCCTCGATGGACTGGAAAATGCCGTTTTTGCTGCGCGGCTCAAACCGCCGGGAAAGGTTGTCGATCTTGAGGGTGCACGTGCCATACGGCAGCGCTGTGGCCGCGATGTTGCCCTGCTGCTTGACGTTGAATTCCGCAATCATACCGCCGTCCCAGCCCTCGTACACGCCGGGGACGATCTCCACCACCCGCATCCGCCTGCTGGGCCGTGACCACTTGGTCACCGTCACCCGGATAGCGTCGGGGTTGTTGACCGTGAAGCCCTCCAGCGATACGGAGGATGCCGTGTTGCCGGTGTACGTCCGCGTATGGTACGCCGTGCCGCCCTGCTTGACCTCCACCGTAAAATCCTCCGGAAGCCCGTCATAGTCATTGTCCGGGAAATATACGGAGCACGCCTGCAAGACAGACACGCCGGAGAATTGCAGCTCCACCCACGGCGGCGTGGAAAACGTCCCGTCCGCGCCGGACAGCACGCTGCCGATGTAGCCCATCTGGCCCACCGTCTGAGTGGGATCGTCCGGGAGAAGGTCCCACGTCCCATCCAGCGCCCACCGGTCACGCTCTAACGTAGCGTATTTGGTGGGATTTCCGAAAACCTTATCGTGGAGATGCTCCGGCTTGCTCCACGGAATCTGCCCGGAGGTCTCCCCGGCGCCGAACACGATGTCCGGGGAAATGATATTAATGACCGCCCGCAGCAGCACCCGCCGCGCGTCTCCTGTGATCGCTGCATGATACGCCTGCCCGCTTTTAATCATGCGGCGTCACCTCCCGCAATTCCACGGTAAAGTCTGCCCACAGCGGGGTCTCCTTGGTCTCATCTCCACGTCCGCTTCGCCGCGACCACATGAACTTAGGCCGGGTAAAAGACGTTACGATAAAGCTGGAGTATTGCAGCGCCCCATCGGATTCCTGTGGCAAAAAACCGCAGATAATCGGTTCCCGTGTTCCCTTCTCACAGGCCGCGATCACCTTGTTTTTCATTTCCGCATCAAAATATCCGTATTGATAGGACACCTGCCACACATTCCCTCGCAGTTCCCGTGCCGTTCGCCCAGAGATCATCTGTACGTCAACCGACAGAGGGATATTTTGCACATTGTATCCGCCATCCCGGCTCTCCGGCAGCACCACCGCCATGCCGTTGGCGTCTAAAATCAATTCCGTCATGTTTCACCTCATGCAATGGGGTTCAGAATTGGCGTACCGTTTGCCTGCGCATAGCCGGTCAGCGGGTCAAACACATAGGATGCAAATTTGGTCATGTCAGGGAACATCAGATTAAACGTAAATGATCCGCCGGATTGCTTCCCTTCGCCCAGCCCATTTACAATAGCCGCGCTGGAAATGCCGATGCCGGAATCCGCAAAGCCTACCGACGCCGTACCGAAGTCCAGCCCAGAGGTAATGCCTCGCTTGATATTGCCGTATTCGTCATCCCATCCCTCGCCAAGACCCAGCGCCATGTTTTCACCGATCCCAGCGAATACGCGAGACGGGGAATGAATACCAAGAACGCCCTTCACTCCATCCACAATTCCGCCGAAGAACCCGGTCACCTTCTCCTTGATCCAGCTTCCCATTGCCTTGATCCCCTCCCAAACGCCTCGCACGATATCTTTTCCGATTTCGATAATGTCTGGGATAGAATCAACCAACGTTTTAATGATCGTTGCCACCATATCCAAAACGCCCGTCACAAGCTGTGGGAAGTTTTGTGCCAACCCCTTTACCAGTGCAATAACCATCTGTATGCCCAGCCTGATTATGTCCGGCAGTTTCTCTACCGCGTAAGAAACAAACCTTTCGATCATTTCCGGCCCTTTTCCCTGCACCGCAACGCCGATGTTTTCCAGCACTCGCTCCACGACCGGCAAAATGTTTTCCGCCACGGTCACAGCGCTATCAATTAGGTTGGTCGCCAACTCTGCAATGTCCGCGTTTTCGTCGCCAAGTCCCGTTACAAAGTTTTCATACGCGGCCTTCATCGACGAAATCGACCCCTGAATTGTTGTCGCGGCCTCTAACTGCGTTGTGCCCGTAATTCCCATTTCCGTCTGGACCGTGTGGATGGCGTCCACGATGTCCGCATAGCTGTCAATGGTGTAATTGGTGTAGTTTCCCTGTGCGGCATTTAAGGCGTTGGCATCGTCCAAAAGGCGCTGCATTTCCTCCTTCGTGCCGCCATAGCCCAGCTTCAGGTTATCTAACCATTTGCATACCCTCGGTTTCCCGATATTTTTTAGGGGATTAGACTATATCTTCAACTATTCCAAATATCCAACATTTCAAGTTGCGTTTTCACCTAAAACATGATATAATAGACATATCGCAAAGGAGCTGATTTAATGTTGTGGTCTAAAATAGATGGAAAGCCAAACTATTCTGTCAGTGAAAACGGAGATGTCCGCAACGACAGAACTGGTCGCATTTTAAAACCGCACAAGGGAACCGCTGGTTATTATCAAATCATGTTAGGGAGGAAAACTGTTCCTTTATATGTTCACAGGCTTGTTGCTTCTGCCTTTATCCCAAATCCAAACGAACTTCCGCAAGTTGACCATATAAACGGAAACAAGCTTGACAACCGCAAAGAAAACCTTCGCTGGGTGTCTGTTTCGGAAAATTGCTGGTCTTTTGGATATAAAGATCGAATCGAAAATCGTAAGAAGAAAATCATTGCGACAAATGGGGATAAATCAATCGTGTTTAATTCCCGAGATGAAACCGCTTATTTTTTCAAGTGCCACAAATCGCAAATTTCTTACGGAAAGACATACAAGAAAGGGAACAAAAAAGGATGGAAATTTGAATTACTGGAATAGTTGGCGGGCATTTCCAACGGCGTACCAATAGCCGCTGTACTCGGTGACGAGCCGATAGTCGTTACACCTTCCTCTATTGAGGCTTGGCACGGGATTGTCATAGGCTTTTGCCCTTAGAGTTCCCCCGTTAGCATCCGCATAGTGGACACACCCTTGGTAAGGTTAACCCGCGCGCACTGCGCAATCACTCACGCAGCGGACATTAGATTGTTTATCGTGTAGTTCTGCTTGGCGAAGCCCTGATAAGCGTTCTGGATGGACTGCATGTCCGTGCCCATCTTGTTCGCATTGTCGCTCATGTCGGTAATGGCCAGATTCGCCTTTTCCGCTGCCGCGTCCGTGTCACCGCCCATCGATTGCAGCAGCGACGCGGAAAACGCCGTCACGGTGGTCATGTACTCGTTCGCGCTCATGCCCGCCGTCTGGTATGCGTTCTGTGCGTACTGCATCACGGTATCGGCAGAGGACTTAAAAAGCGTTTCCACGCCACCGACCAGCTGCTCATATTCGCCGTAATTTTCTACGGCCTGTTTTGTAATGGCAACCGCAGCCGCGCCAGCCGCCGCAATCGCAGCGCCGCCGACCTTAGCCGCCGTAGCAAGCCCGCCTTTCAGTTTCCCTGCAAGCGTTTCTGCTTTGCTGCTCGTTTCTGAAAAGCCCTTGTCTACGTCTCCGTCGTCTACGCTGATCTTGACAAATAAATCAAGTAGATTCATGTTTCACCTCCAATCCGCACCGCGCGACAATATCGGCGGTGATTTCTTCGCACGTTCTGTTGTCCTGCTTCTTCGGCTCAATAATGTCCACGTATCGCGCCTTGATGTAGTCACCGCTCGCGTATCGCGCCGTGTTTTCGCCCACAATGCGCAGCGCGTCCGTCACATAGATGCGGTACGCCTCGGTTTTCGCTCTCTCATTGAGCCGCGCCACACAGTACCGCAGGAACGGCTTTACTTGTTTTTGCCCTCGGTATTCTCCAGCGCAGAGCCAGAGGATTTCCCGCTCTGCGCTGAGAGAAAAAGCGCGCCGAATGCTTCATCGGTCAAAAGTTCCGTCGCATCGCGCATCAGCTTGACGAGGTTCAGCGCGCCCTTGTAGCTCTCCGCGCTCACGCCTTCAATAGAGGCAAGGATGGCGATGATGTCGCCCTTGTGGCCCTTGAGCAGCGCAGGGAGCGCTTTTCGCGCCCGCTGCGTCATAAACTTTTTGGCTGTCATGCCCTCGGGCAGCTTCTCGCGCTTGAACATCGCGGATGCCGCATCGTCCTCCGCAATGTTGGCAATCGGGTCGATGATATCCGCGATGACGTCAAAGACGCGCTCGCCCTGAATGTCGGAAAGTCTCATTTACGCCTCCGCCGTGCCGGCCTTAATGTAGATCTCAAAGGGGACCGTGTTCTGTGCTACCATGGAGTAGTGGGCGGTATACTCAAATGCAAACTGGCCCTTTGCCTTATCGCTGGTCTTCAGCTGGAAGCCGCCGGTGGACAGTGCATTCATCAGGTGAATGGCGATAAAGCCGCCATTTTTATCGCCGTTCTTGTCGGAGTAGTCGCCCACCAGCCAGATGTCGGCAAAGTCAGCGTCCGACAGATCGTTTCGAGGCGTTACCTTCCCATCGCTGGTACTCACATCGGCAGCACCGCAAAGGCTCTTTGCAATCTTGGTATCTGCGTTGACGAACGTACCCGCCATCTTCGCTTCCCAGGAATCCAGCCGTTTCAGCTCCTTCATGTTCTTGGGGCAGTTGTCAATGCCTTCGCCAAAGTCCGAATAGGTCGGCGTTGCGGTAAAATTCACGCCGCCGGTAGTCGCGCCGATCTGTCCCGCCTCTCCGATGGTTCCGGTGGCCGGGGTAAAATCGGTGGTCAAAATACCGGCGTTGATCTGTAATTTCTGAAATGCGTCGGAAGGAATTTTTGTGAATTTCATAGTTTCGTCCTTTCATCAGTTTTGCGACAGATATTCCACCGTGATGTTGAGATACCGCCGCTTGATGTTCTTATCACTCTCGTCCGCGATATTCTGACACCACGGGGATCCGCGCTTGATCCACATCGCCCCTCCGTCATAGGGCACGAACGCGCCGCCCATGCCGATGGCGTCAGAGATTTCCTGTGCCTTGGCGTTGGGGATTGCCTCGCTTTCCGTGTAATACCAGAGGTTAACCGTCAGCGCGATTTCGCCGCTCTCCCATGATCCGGTGATCAGCTCATAGGTCAGCCACGGGAACACCGCGTCATCCGGCACGTTTGAGGTTGGATACGCCGGGAGGAATTGAGAAAACCACGCATGGAGCGCCTTGTCCTTTGTCATTTCGGCAGCTCCTTTCGCTCCGCAGTGAAGAATTTAAGCGCCCGGATTGCCGGTCCAGCAGATTTCGGAGCCGCCTTTTCCTCCGGGTTTGACGTCACCCGATAAGTCAGCCCCGTTTCCCCATCCCGAAAATAATCGTTGTACTCAATGGGCACGTCCCGGTTGACCAGTGCGGAATACACCGAGGTCACGCCCTCCTGTTCGGCCCTCCGGGCCTCCATGGATGTGTCAAGCGCCTGATAGTTAAGAAACTCAGCGCCGTCAACCCATTCCGTGATGTAGCCGCCAGCGCCGTCGCCCGTGCGTTTCTTTTCAATCATCACGCACTTTTTACCAAACGCATCCAACAACATTACGGCTCCACCCCCTTGAGCTTCCGCCAGTCATTCAATCGGCCTTTAAAAGCATCCTGCCAGCCCGTCACAGCGCTTGCGTCGGCCTTACCACCGCTCGCCTTGGTGTAACTGTACCCCCCGAAACTCTCGCTTGCGTAGGGGCTTAAAACGGCTTCACCGTTCTTTTCTTCCCACGCGGCAATGTCGATGGAAAGCGTCACAACCGCCTTCGGAACCGCCAGCGCCCACACCGTACCGGTAAATGTTTCATCCGTCAGGTCAACCGCCGGATACAGGTGCAGGCCATCGTTGAACACGGAGCCGCAGATGCGGAAATATTGATTGGTTTGGAGAAAGGGCAGCGTAATGCTGCCATTCTCCACGGTGAACGTGCCCTCGTGGATATCCACAAGGAACCAGTTGTTCAAGTGCCGTAAGACCTGTTCAAGCATTACGCCGCCCTCCTTATCACTTTGCGGTCACGCTCGCGTTGCCACTCTTGAGCGCGTGATAGTTGCCGTCGCACTCGACAACAGTCACGGTCTGACCGGTCGCAATGGTCAGGTCGCTCTTGCCGTCCCAATCGTTCCAACCGGCGACGTTGTCGCCGTAAGCGACGGTTGCGGCAGAGGAGCCGGACGCATACTTATACTTGTTGCCCGCCGCAGCCTTTGCGGGAGACACGGTCAGCTTGGTGTCGCCGCTCTTAGAGCCAGCCGCAGAGGTGACCGTCAGCGAGCCGAGCGTGCCGTTGTCGATGGTGCCGACGACCACGCCGTCAATGCGCTCGGCAAACAGCTCCATGCCGTTGATGACGGTGTCGGACGCGGTCATGTTGGTGTAATCAGGCTCCTCATGGATGCCGATATAGCCGGTCGCATCGGTCGTAAAGGTGAACACCTCCTGCAGATCCGCGCCGTTGACGGGGATGTAGTAGAGGACGATGTTGTCCTTTGCCGTAGCGTAGATCTTGCCCTTGGGGACGCTGGCGTTCATGATGAGCGTACCGAGACCGAGGAAGTTCTCGACGTAGCTCATGCCGAATGCGGTCTGCACGGTGATGTTGGCCGTGGACAGGTAATCCGCCACATCCAGGGGGTTCATGAAATACACGGCGCCGATCTCATCATCCTCGAACAGCACCTGAAGATTGCCCCATGCCTGGGCAAGCACAGTCTGGAAGTTCTTGCCGCTCACGGCGCCAGTGCCGGTGGACAGAAAATCGAAGAAACTCTTGCGAATGCCCTTCTGCACATCCTTCAACATCTCGTCAGTGGTCATTTCCACAGCCTGGTCATAGCCCCGGTCGGTGATAGCCTCCGCAGAAGTTGCCTTGCGCCACTTCTTCAGGGTGATTTCCTTGTAGTTCACGGCCTCAGTCTTGTAATGGCTCAGAGGGATAGTGTCGCCCTCTGCCACCACGCCGCTTTCCAGGGTGCCAGTAGCCTTGTAGCTTTTCAGCACAGTGCCCGCCTGCTTGGCGATCTTCCGGGTGACACCCAAAGCCTCCATCAGCTTCTTGATGGAGTAGCCGAACATTTCGGTGAACTCGATTTCCCGCACACGGGCCAGGTCGTTTTTCTTGATCAGATTGGTTTCAGCTGCCATAATCATTCTCCTTTTTCAAAAAGATTCAGGTTTGCGGCGATTGCCGCGCGGCGCTCCGCCCTGTCCTTGATCTGCATGATCTGGTCTTTAGTCATTGCGCCGCCGCCGGTGTTCGCCGGCGGATTGGCGGGATTCGCGCCGTGCGTCTGCGTGGTGGAGACCAGCCCCTTGTAGGTGCCGTCTACGAGTGCATCAAGGCTCTTGGTGTCCTTGATCTTCTCGCCGTCCAGCTCCAATGCGGCCATTTCTTCGCCGCAGCCGCGCATAGCAAGGTCCAAATTCGCGCCGGTGATGTTTTTGCTCTCAAAGTAAGCACGCACGGCCTTTTCCTTTGCCGCCTTGCTTTCCTTTGCCGTGATGTCGGATTTGTAAGTTTCAAAGGCCGAGTGTTCCTTCTCGTACTTTTCCTTATAGCCGCCGTCACCCGCTGCCTTGAGGTCGTCCAATTCCTTCTGGACGCCAGGCAGCTTCTCCGCATCGGCCTTGTACTTCGTAAGATCGTCCTTGAGGGGGTCGACCACGCCCAGATGCAGCGCAACCAAGCGATTCTCGATCTCTTCGGTGCAAGCCTCGCCGAGAATATTCCTGATTTCCGCTCTCGTAAATTTCGCCATGTTATTCGTTCTCCTTTTCCTTGGCCCCAATTCTTCGGGGGCGAACGTTGTATAAAAACCGCTGTGCCTCGCGGGTTTTACCAAAAGAAAAAGAGCCAACCTGTAAGAAATCCTTACAAGCTGGCTCCTATTGCCCTTTCCCGTGCCCTATTGCGCGGAAGTGCTGTATTTTATTGTTTTCTTGACCTCTAAAACGATGTACCCGTCGCCTTTGCGTCGGATTTCCGCATCGTTGCCGCGCTTGATAATGGCTTCAATGGCCTTGATGGTCTCGTTATCCATTTTTCAGCTCGCTTTCCAAAATGTCCCGATACTGTCCTGCATGGTCGGCGGCAGCGGGCTTCAAAAACGGCTGTGCCTTGTTGCCGCGCGTGTAATGCCAATTGCCCTTTGCGTCTTGATACACCCACGGTGTAGGCCGTCCTCCGCCGCCTTCGGCGTAAATGCCCGTGCCAAGCTCAACGGAAGGCGCGTAAGAATTGTCCGTCCCGATGATTACCGCCAGTTCCTGCTCGTCTACCACATGAGTATTGCTGTTTCGCAGAATTCCGGTATCCACGGGGCACAGCTTTTTTGCATATCCCTCTGCCACCAGCCCGCACTTTTCAAGCCCCCGCAGCAGCGCCGCCTTGATTTCGGCGGAAACCTCAGCACTGTGGTCTTGAACTTCAATGTTCATTTTTGAGCACCTTTAAGCATCTTTCCCATTCATCGTGCTTCCCCGATGTCGGCTTCTGCTCAATCAAAACAAGGATAAGAATATTCCATTGCTTTATATGATCTTCATGCGTGGCATTGCTTTCAAGAAAAGCTAATGTTTGCTTCATTGGATAAAGTTCCGCCCTTGCAATGAACGATTCCGCAAACGCACGAGCGCAGCCGCGCCTTTCGCACTCGGCATACACTTTTCCCATGCGATTCTCTTCTTGTGCTTTAAGCTTTTCTCTTATCCCTTGAATATTACTCATCATCCATCACCATTTTTATGTAATAGCGGTACTCTCCCATAATTTCTTCTTCGCGGACTTCCTTGATTGTAAATGTTGCCCCGCGTTTTAACAAAAACTCATATTCTGTGTCTTGGAATTGTCCAGCCAACTGATTGACATACGCCCCGCGTCCTACGCCAGCCGGGATTTCAATGTCAAATATCGTCGGCTTTGCAGTAGCAACGCCATTTCCTTGAACAACAGTTGTGCTTGAATATGCGCTTTCGCGGAATTTTTTGCCTACAAGTTCACTCAAGCTCTCTTTCACATCGTTGTCTTCTACAAGCCTGTCAAGAACATCATTCATTACACCGCGCTGAACGCGAATATTCTCTTTTAGCTCATATCTACTTATAGCGCTATCCAAACCTTTGATTTGCTGTTCGACAAATGCGCTATTGATGTTCTCCCAATCACCCGTTTTTCGCAAATATGCGTTTATGTCGTAGTAACCGCCGCCGGTATAGTCCCCAATAGCATAATCTTCGGCCTCTGACAAAGATTTTTGCCATTGTGCGTGCTTGCTTCTTTTCTTTGCGAGCAGTCCTCTTTCTTCCCCATCGTAATAGAAAAAGTCATTTGCCGCATCGCCCGTGTCAAACTGCCTATACTCCGCAGGCTCTGTTTTTTCTTTAATTATAGCAGATTTTCCCGCATTTACAACTTGCGCTGTGTCTTTTTTCCACCCCACCCATTCCGCATAGGTCATGTTCGAGACAACCTCTGTTTGCCCCGTATCGGCGTTTCTGGCGCGTCTCTGCGCAGTAGAGGTATCTACGCCCTCCACGGCGGCGATCAGCGTGCAGCGGCAGTTATATATCTCCCACGGTGGCCCTTGCGGGTCGCCGGGAAAGCGGCAACCGTTAGAAAACTTCTTGTCCTGCGCCACTTGTTCGCCGTCAAGCATAGCATGAGAGTGTCGTGTACGCGCGTCCAGCGTGGCCAACCATTCTTTTTTGAGCTTAATGCCCATCTTCTCCGCCGCCGCGTAGCTGTCCATGCGCCCCGCGTTCTGTGCACCTGTCACGGCAGTTCTGGCGGTACGGATAGCGCTGTCTCGGCTCATGGTGGTAATGCGCTTTTGCAGGTCGTCCGCCATGTGCTTGATGTTCTTGCCCTGTAAGATGGAGCTGGTGACACTGGCCGTAATTTGCCTCTTGCCGTATGCGAGATCGATCCCGCGTTTCAGTGCTCTGTCCTTTGGATAGTACGGCATCAACCCCGGTTGCTCCACGATTAGGCGTTTCACCGTCTGCTCGTCCCACAGGTCAAAGCCCACGTCCCCAGCCACACTCTCGATGGTATACGCCGCATAGTTGCGGTTGAGGGAGTAGATACCGGGCGTTGCATCGTTAGTGTAGGACACCGCCACGGCGTTTGCGTCAGTCACGCGGTGCGCCACCTTGTCGCGCATGGCCTGATAGCGTTCCCCGCGCCCGATCTGATTCAGCCGCCATTGCTTATAGTCGGCCTCCGTCCATTCCTTACCGTTCTGCACGGTGCCGATCAGCGCTTTCATTTCCTCGTCGCGTTTTTTGAATTGCTCAAAGTACGCGTCGATGGTCTCTTGCAGCTCTTTTCCCGCCTCGCGGTATAGTTTTGCAATACGCCGCTCCAGCTTTGCAAGCTCTTGATCGGTCAGCTTGTACCCGAGGTCACTGTTCGCCATCGCCGTTCACCCCCGGCGCGTCAGGTTCCGCAAAGCTGCGGTCAATCTCTTCTGCCGCCTTCCGCTTTGCCATATCCTCGTACTGGTCAATGTCGCCATTGATGGTCAGCAGCTTCTTCGTGATATATTCATCATCGTAATACGCCGCGCCCAAAAGAATGTTCTGCGTCTCCTCGCTCTTGTTGATGATCTGATTGCGCGTATAACTCGGCTGATCCTCAATGCCTGCCAAACGCAGGATTTCCACGATAAACCGCGTGACCTCGGATTCAAACTTGTCCGTTTTCAAATCAAGCGGCACATAGCTGGCCTTGATTGCGGTCGCCGTCTGGTTCCCTGCGGATACCGCCGCAGCGTCAAAGCACTGGAAATCTTCATAGAGCTTCTTTTTCAGCATATCAATGGTGCTGCTGGTGCCCTCATATGGTGCCTCGATGGTCTTGCTCTCCACCTTCGCACCATCATCGCCGTTTGCGTGGGCGACATGTGTGGTTTTCAAGCGCTCCACAAATTTCGCGTCGTCCAGATCGTCCATGCCGTTGCAGTTGGAAAGCACCCAATAGATCAGATTCCCCTCGTCCACGTTGTTTACCATGTTCGAGGACGCAAGGTCGAGCGCGTCGATGGTGTTGCGCTTGCCCACAATTTCGGACAGACACCGCTTGTTGTTTTTCAGCGGCACGATGGGGAAACTCGGATAGTTCCCGCCGTCGTAAATTTCGGTTTCGCCGACTTCGGCCTTGCGGATAACGAGCTTGTAGCTGCGCTTTTCCTGCAATATGCTCATATCTTTGTTTTTCGGCTGGAAGTACTCAGTGAACCCGTCCAGCTCGTATAATGTCGCTCTCAACGGCTTGTCCTGCGCCACTTGCCAGAACCGTATACCGGCTTTCATTGCTCCGTCCTCCTCATCATAGAGGGGAACAAACTCAAGCAGAGAGAACACCCGCAAATGCGTCAAATCCCAAAAGCCGAAGGACACACCCGCGATTTTCGCCTCACGCGCTGCATCCATGACTTCCTGGTCGAAGTCCGGGCATAGCTTGTTTGGTGTTTCCTTCTCCGCAAAGGTCACGCCGTTTCCCAGCAGATACGAGACCTCTTGATCCACCGCCAGACCGAAGAAGCGGCTGGCCAGCTTGTGGTTTGCCGTCCACATATCCGTGTGGGAACGTCCCTGCATATCATAGATGATCTTCTCATAGCGGTTGATGGTCGGATTTAGACCGTTATAGTATTCCTCCGCATCCACCGCCGTTTTATACGCTGTGCTCTCGCGGTGCTCATTGATCGTGCTGCGGACAAACTCAATGCGCGCTTGCTCGTTGTCACCGACCGCCACAAGGTCGTTATATGTTTTGATAGCCGCTCACCGTCCTATCTGTTCCAAATGGGGGTATAATCGCTTTTGCCCTTTTGGCCTGGCATTCTCCATATCGATTCCGTCGCATATCGGCACGCATCAATATGGTGGTTATTTGCGTCAGGATAACCGCTGATGATCTCTCCCTCGCGGTTCTGCTCGTACTCATAGGAAATAAATTCTTCTGCCGTTTTGGGGCATCTCGTGCGGTCAATTACAATGCTTGATAATCCCTGCAACCACTGCATAGAGCGATCAATACTTCCCGGCCCTTTTCTTGCGCTAATGCAGCGTAAGCCGAATTTTTGATAGTCCGCAACGCTCTTAGGCTCTGCGCCGTCTGCTGTGATGAGGTCATCGCGGGTCAGGCCATAATCAAGCAACATATCTGCCGTTTCTTTGTTCCGCTTCTTGTTTGCGGTCATTTCCGCAAAAATGTATAACGTGCGTCTTGCAGCGTCGTAATAGCAACGATTAAATGCCCACGGGTCGGGGAAATAGCCCCAGTCAACACCGTTATAAATGCGGTCGAACTGCGACATTTCCTCGTCGGTAATCTCTCGCAGCTCCAAGTTTTCAAACACGTTCCCGCCGGTTCCAACCGGAATGCCGAGGTATTCGTGCTGATACGCGCGCTCGTCTGTGGCCTTGAGGTGTTCCGCCTCTGCAAGAAACTGTTCTCCCAGCCATTCAGGCGGTGCTTGCAGATACGTTGACTTGTGGCACAAGCGGTCAGCGCGTTCTTCCAAGCTGTCTTTGTTCGCCCAGTTGTCACGCGAGATAGGCGGGTTATAGCTCTCAAAGTTCCAAAACACCGAGCCGCCGCGCATGGTGGATTGCAAAATGTTTCGGATTTCCGCGCGTCCGGCAAACTGGTCTTTTTCCTCAAAGTGCGTCACGGCGATATAGCCAAACGGCACCTTGATAGACTTGATCTTCATGGGATCGTCAGCGCCCCGGAACATGATCTTCTGTCCGGTCGGCTTATAGATCAGCTCCATCGGGGAGACTTTCGCTTCCCAATACGCCGCCATACCCAATTCGCCGATTGCCCAGATATACTGCGCATAAACGCTATCGCGGATCGTGTTTGCCACCTTGCGCAGCACAAGCGCGTGCGTTCCCGGATTGTTTATCAGCAGCAGGGGGACAAGTACAGACACCGTGGAGGACTTCAGTGATCCGCGCCCACCGCTGAAATCGTAGTGCGTGTGACCATGATGAAACACATCGTGAGCCACATCGTAAAAAGCCGAGCCGATTTTTTCTGACAAGAGAATATCAGACATCAATAACCACCTTGACGGAATCCGTGCTTATTTTTGTCTCGTTTACTTCACGCCAACCAAAGTTGCAGCCAAGCGAGAATTTCGCGCCATTGGCACCGTCCTTATCGTACAGCCGGGATTCGGCGTATTCCTCGCAGCGGGACTTCGCGCGCGTAACCGTGTCCGCGAACTCAGGCCGCGCCTGATAATCGATCAGCGCTTGTCTGCCCGTAAACCCCAACGCCAACGCAAGCCCCGTTATCGTGGGCGGCTTCTGCCCTATCAGAATGACGTTGCCGTATTTATCCATCAGCGGCTGTCCATCGTCGCCAATAATCGGTTCCCCTTTGCAGTTCTCAAAATAAGCGTCAATGGCTTTTTGCATTGCCTTTACGCTTTTCCATTTCCTTGGCGCTCCGCCAGCCATGCGCTCACTCCCTTTCGTTTTGCTACCGGTAATGATTTACTCCACGATCATCCAGTCATCGGCAAGCATATCTGCCTGCGATGCCAGCCAGCCGAGCTGCACGCCGGATGTGCCGACAAAAGCAAGTGCTTTGTTGCCGATAGCTTCGTGATTGGCGTTGACCACCTCATGCGCAGCGTTCTCATAGCTGATGCGCTCCGCAAGCTCAACATACTGATTCTTGCCATTCCAACCGCGGCGGGCAATTCTCTTCCCTTTTTTCGCTGCTTCAATGGCAAGGCCAAAGCTCAGGCAGTCTGTTTCCCGATATGCGGCCTCAAACACATCCTTTGGACTAAAGCTCTCGTAGCCGTCCTGGTAGCGGACCTTATAGCCCTCCTGCTCGGGGTCCATGCTCTTGGGGATGGGCTGGTCTTTCTCGTAGACCGTGCCACCCTTGCGAATAGCGGGAACCGCCTCAATGATTTTCATGCCGATATACTTTTTCATTTCGCATAACCTCTTAACATTATTTTGCTACCGGCCCCCACCCCTTGGCCTTACATAGCAGACTTTACCCGCCCCGAAGGGCGCATCTGGTACGGCATTGCAGTCCTGCCCTGCTTTAGCGCTTCGGGGAAAGTCCCCGTCACTCGCTGTGGTCTCCCCTTACGGGGCACCTATGCCGCATATTGGCCGTCTTGCCGCTTCGATTGTCACACGCTCATGCCCGCTTGAGGCCCCGCAAGCATTTCAAGCGCTTTCATCAGTCACGGCAAGGGGGACGCATCCCCACGCGCAGTTTTCAGCGAGCATTGTCATTTCCATGTGAGCCACGACGAACGGTCTCACATTGTCCGGGTGCTACCCGGCTTCTGGCAGGGACGGTTGGGAATCGAACCCACCCAAGCGGTTTTGGAGACCGCCTCGCCAGCCTTGGAACATTCGCCCCTGTATCCCGCGTTTACGGATTCGTCACGGAGCCTCCTCCGCGTTCTAAGTAACGCTCGATTCAACGCGGGCAAATCGAACGGCCCTTCGCGGAGCCACGCCCTGCTGACGGGACACAGCGCTCGCCAAGTATGGGCTTGCCGCAATATCGCCCCTGTACGCTGTCAGCTTTGGGATTTGGTGCAGACGGCTGGGCTTGAACCAGCGCATACCTCCTGGTGCGGTGCTCTGCCTACTGAGCTACGTCTACATATCCCCGGCATCCGCCGGGGTCAGGAGGAAAGAAAGGATGGAAAGAATGAGGATACGGATATAACCCCGCACCCTCATTCTGACACATATTTTTCTGTGCTTGCCCCGAATTGGGGGCAAAGACCAATTTTTTTTGCGATACTATAAAGGTTTACTCTCTCGCTCGCCCTCGTCCCATGCAAGCTCATCCAAGCTAACGTGGTAATGATTCGCTATCAGCTTCAATTGGCTGAGAGCCGGTTCGTTTTCCCCGGTTTCGTACTTCCGCAGCGTATCATGCCCAATCCCAATCAGCTCCGCTTTCACTCTCATGCTTTTAGCAGGCCGCTCAGATTCCCTTAACTTCCGCAGCCGTTCCGGGAATGTACTCACATAACCACCTCACATAGCCCGAACCACCTGTCCAAGTTTCATGATTCCTCCATTTCCAGCAGCATCACCAAGTCCCAGAACTTCCGCGCATCCAGCCCGGTTTCCGTCTTGATCTTGCCCAGCCGATAGATTACACTGTTGTGGTGGATGTCCATCTCCTTTGCGGTTTTCACGCAATTCATATCATTCTTCGCGTAGATGCGCAGGAGCGATATATCTTCCTTCTGCATAGTTACCTCCCATAACGGATCTTTTTCAGATCCGGGTATCTGTCCGGGAAGGGGATTAGCTTCGCCTTCCCGTTGATGATCTGCGCCAGCACCCGATCCATGTGCACCTGCCGGACGTCCGCCTCCGGGTCCTTGCAGTTTAAGGCGGGTCTGTATTCCCGCTGGGTCTCCATCCACTCATGCGTGACGCGCATGATGCGATCATAACCCCAGCCTTCCTTCTGGTGCATGGTCATCTGTAAAGTGTCCACGGCAAACTGCGCCGCCATCGCAGCCCCGGCCCAAAAGACCGCATCCAGCTCCGCGTTCCGCCGCTGCAAATAAGCGGATTGTTTAGCCATTAGCGCACTCCTTTTCCGCTGCCAAAACGCAGGCTTTAATTGTGATCGTCAACATGTGTCCTCCCTATGCAACCATAAAGAGCAGCTTCCAGATCAGCGGGTGTTTCTCTATGTTGCTTGCCAGCCTCAATGCGACTTCGGCATTTGCGTTCTCCCAATTTCCTGTGTCCATGACATAGCCGTGTTCAGAAACAAGTAACCTTTGTATAAGAATAGAGAAATCAAACCCGCTCAGCCAGCCTTGTTGATCGGCCTTGTAAATCAGCTCTTTCGCTTCGTTAGTCATGTGTTGTCCCCTCCTTCGGCTCGCCGTAGCTGCAAAATGTAGTTTCCAGATTCCGCAAAGTGCAGTCCCAAACTTTGCAATAATCAACGCTCTTACCGTGACACGGCTCCTGTACCCACCCTTTATGCTTACAGTCCTTGCACCGCGTCACGATCACGGCATCCACGGTGGGGCAAGCGTCAACTACGCCGCTTACTTCATCCAACGGGCAAAGTACAGCAAACTCATTGTCATATAGCATATCAACCAGTTTATCAGCGTCAATCGTCCTCATAATCAGCACCTCCGTCCATCTTTGCCCCGCAGTTTGGGCGGTAGTGGGTATATTTAGCGTGCAGATTATATCCCCGTTCGCACTCTGGGCAGATAATAATTCCGCTCCCATCGTCAATCCACCGCCCATGCACCACCGGCGCAACGTCGGCGGTGGGAGCGTCATCAATCATACGGAGAACAACCGCAGCATCAGTCTCTGTTTCCATCGTATATGCCATTTCAAACATTGCCATTTTGCGGATGTAACTCCGCTGAATGTATTCATCCATTGTCAGCCCTCCCATAAAATGCGTCCAAGTCATCCTGTGCCTTGTCAACAAAATCGGGGCAAGCCAAACATTCCGGTAGCGGGCTATCCGTCATCAGGTCAACCCATCCGAGGCAGTAGATGCGGTCTTTCTTTCCGTCATTCCACTCGTGGGACGGGCGCCCTCTCTTGCCCAGAGCGCATTGCCATTTTCAGCCCTCCTGTTCCACTTTTCGACGATAAATTTGGGTTCGCTATATACGCCACTTTCAAAATCACACTCTGGGCAGTATATATAGCACTCTTCCGGGCTGTTGCCATCTACTGTTTCAAGTATTGCTTCTCCGCCGCAAAACGGGCACGGTTTCAGTTCAGTCATCCTTCGTCGCCTCCAATGCTTTCTCCGCCTCCTCGTGGGCCAGAAATACGGTCTTGCCGATTTCATCAACCGGTACGCCGAAAATGGATTTATCAACAAACCCGGCTACGATATCCCATTCAATGAATGTACAAAACAATTCCACGCGAATTGCCTTTACTCGGTATTCGCTTATGGTTTTTCGACTTGTAACCTCATACACCGTATCTCCCGCCTTGCACGGCAGCACCACCAGCCGCCCGTCTCTGTCGGCCTTGACCAGCTGGCGGAACCTGTCCAGTGCCTCACTGGCTTTTTGGTTTCCAATTAAATCCTGAAAAAACACCACAAAAGATTGAAACGCTTCTGGCGTCATGCCCGTGTCTAAATACTGACGCAGCAGCGGGCAGTGCGCCGCCTGGACCGCCGTGCAGAACCCGCCGACCGCAGTACAGTTCCCATTATCCTCATGCCTGAAGCGGCAACGCAGGCAATTAACATTTCCCATCACATTCCCTCCCTTTCAGTTTGATTCCATTCCGCCTGTTCCACTCTGCCCCGGCTGCCCGTGCCTTGTCCAGTTCTGCCTGCGCCTTTTTGACAACATCCAGCGGTATGTCCATCAAACGGCACCCCTCATAGGGCTTTAGCAGGTCAAAATAGGCATCATAGTGCTGTTTTTCCTCGTCAATCAATTTTCGGCACCTTTCGTGGTGGGCGTCGTTGCGTTGCATTTCAATCCGCCCAAGTGCACGATCCAAATAATATTCGTTAGCCGTTTCCGCCAGCATTTCTACCACTTGCAGCAGTTCCGCCTTCGTCAGATCACTTGGCTTCAGCATTTTCCACCTCCGGAGTCTCCGGTCTTTTTAGCTCAAACTGACTATATGGCATAACACACAGCTTCTTGGAATCGCAGTCAGCCATGCCGCTAAAGATGTCCTTGCAATGAGCGCAATACTGGAACATCCACGTCTTTCCGGTTTTTCTGACATCCGCAATTATCGACATAACATAGTTGCGTTCAAGCATCAGTTGTCTATTCTGCCCCCGCAGCTTCTCAATCTCCTTCTGGAGCGCCGCGATGTGGATGCTCTGGTTGGCGATCCGGTCGGCTGCGGCAAACCCCATCCCGTCAACATCGCAGGAGGACCACTCTGTCAAATCGAGTTTTCCCGCCAGCCCTTCCGGCACCGGCTCAGTTTTGTAAAACTGGCATTTCTTGCAGTCACCCATCACACCCGCTGTTGAAGCGCATCTCAATGCATTTACGAGTTCTTGATCGTTCATACATCCTCCTCAAATCCGTCTAATACTTCCTGCCCCGGCAAAACGCCGTCCTCCATCCACCAGTGGAATACATCCACGCCAGATTGCCACTGGCACGGCAGACTTCGCTTCCTCCGTTCTTCCAGCATCCGATCAAAGGCCCGAATATACGCCGCCTTGATTCTCGGATAGCGAGCGAACTCCATAGTCCTTGCTTTTGATGCCATAGGACAGCCTACGCAGCCGACCCGGCTCTGGAGCGTCCGCCGTGGTCAGGCTGTGCAATACCTCAAATGGGATGCCGCTGGCCCTTGCCAGATGCAACAGCACGTCGCTATCCTTCCCGCCGGAGTAGGTGATCACTAACGGTTTCTCAAAAAGCCGCAGACTCATATCCGATGCCGCTTTCAGCCGCTCGATTGCGGTCTGCTCCAAGTCGCTCATTCCTTAACCCCCCAATTATTGTCCCGCACCTGAAACGCGTCGCCCAGTTGTACGGTGTCCGGGTAATTGTGCTGTGTGGTTTGGATAGCGTACTTGTCGATCTCGGTTGCATAGTAGGCGGTGATCTCCGCGCCCAGCTTGTCCAGCGCGATATGGCCGCAGCTCATACCGTCGTACATAGAAAGCACTTCCACCGGCTCCTCCGTCAGCCCGGTAAAATGGCTCATAATGTGGGCAATCACGTCCACGGTCCAGCCGTTGCCCAGCAGTGTAACTCCGATGTTCGACGGAACGCATGACGTGTACCCCGCCGGTACTGTCTGTAGTTTTTCGCACCCTTTTGCATTGAGGGAAAAGATGGCATCTCCAATCTTGTAAAGCCCCGTCTGTGCCCCTCCCGCACCAGCGAGAGCTTTAAGCGTGACAGACTTGCCGAGAATGTCATAAACCCTGACGGCCTGCCCGCCACTGTCCCCTGTTTTCCCGATCTGCCACGTCGACGCGAATTTTGCGTGCAGTCCGGCTTTTAGCTTCTTGAACTCACCTCCGTTATATGGTGCGAGATCATCAGCCGTCAGCACATCTAACAGGCACACACCTCTGTCCTCCGGCTGCTCCACTGCCACTTGGCTGTATGTACCGTCCGGCTCGCGCTTGCCTACCCAATATAAGCGCTGGCGGTTCTGCGCCGATACCAGCGCGGAATTGATAAGCACGGGTTCCACGCCCAGCTCCGCCGTGATCTGCGCCCGGATAGCGGGCGACATGGACTTGTTGTTCTCGTACAAAAAATAGTCTGGCTGGTACTTATCCCGGGCGATTTTGTAGTTCAGAAATAACTCCCAGCCGATGCCGCTGGCCTCTGTCTCGCGGTTCTTCGTCTGTGCGATGCTCCAATGTGTGCAGGGACTTCCTCCGATCAATACTTTCATGCGTCCTCCACCTCCGCAAGCCAGAACGCCTTTCGGCACTCAGTGCAAGTTTGCGCACTGCAATTAATGCCTGTATCTGAGGACACGTCCATCGGGCAAGCATGGAGGAACCCGTCTATTGTAATTCGCGCGTCAGGGTAATGCTTCAGGAACTCGCTCTGGCGGGTTTTGATGGGGTGCTCGGCGGCCCACTGCTCTACAATGGCAATAGCTTCTTCGAAGGCGTCAATCTCCTCTCTTTCCGGAACGATACAACAACCTCCTTGCACATGATACAGTTTGCAACTAGCGCATTTCGTTGCTTTGCACATCCGTTTTCTTGCTTTGAAAAATTCCAACGCATCCATCATTTTTCCTCCTCAATGGTTACCTCCACGCGGGAGGCGCCGGTTGTCTGGTACTTCCACACCGTCAAAGCTGCGATCGCGCTGTCATCGTTGTAGGCGTGGCCGTTCAGCGCGTCCAGAATGGCCTTTGCCACGTTGTCAGCGTCAGGGCGCTTGATGTGGGGCGTCCCGTCCATCGCAGCGGCCTTTTTCTTTGACGTGCTTCTCGGCACCGTGAAGAACGCCGTGACGGTGGCCCTGAGCGGGATGCCGCCCGCAAAGCCCTGCCCGCTCTGGCACTGCCAGCTCTGGACCACCTTGTCCTCGTAGTCCCGTGTTTTCTGCGGGGTATGTGCATGGCCGTCTTTCGTAAACCTGGGACGGCCCTTGCCCACCGGAATACCGGGAACCGTAAATTCAACCTTCATCGCTTTTCTTCCTTTCCGTCAACAATGATCTGCACCACCCGGACGCGGCCCAGAGGCTCCAATAGCATCGCTACTGCCTCCTTCGTGCCCTGCGTGTCCTCGCCGTAAATATCAACCACGATCCGCATCATTTCCCAGATCACCATCCAATTCCAGGTACGGCTGGAAGGAGCGCATTTTTTTGCCGCACCTTGCGCACTTGTAGTTATACATGGCATCGCAGCAGCCTGCTCCATCGTAGCTGTAATCAACGCCGGTGCGTTTCCAGTCATGCTGCTCGCATGGGCAAAGCCGTTCTTCCAGCTCTGCCACACGATAACTCAGCCTGACTATTTCTGCTTTCAAGCGCTTATTTCCAAACATTTTTCAATCATCCCCTCCTGAATTTTGGGCAGGTACGGACGCTGAAAGATTTCGCTACAAACTTCCCGCCGACCGTCCGTGTTGTGGGTATCGCATCCCATCCGGGAACCGGCTCAAACCGCGCCGACCACTCGCAGCCGCCGTATACATTGGCGCAGTCCCAACAGAGCTGCTGAGACTGGTACGTCACCTCCGGCGTCCTTGCCGCCTTCCATCTCCGGCATGGGCGCAACAGCTCGGCCAGCTTAAAATCTCCCGCCATCACACATACCCCCAAGCGTCCTCGCACTTGCAAGGGCCTTTCGCACCCTTCTGCTGCCACCGCTCCCAGTTCTCCGCATTTCGGCAAGCCGCTTTCCAGTCTTTCATGGGGGTCTTGCCAACCATCCAGCCCTTTGAGGCGTAATAATCGATAAACCCCTGCGGGTCTACCGGCGAATGGCGTTCAGCCACATAGGACTGAACCTCTGCGAGCGTGGGGGGTGTGAAGCGCTTCGCGCGTATAACACTCTTGTCCTCTGTCTTCTGTCTTTTGTCTTCTGTCTTTTGTCTTATGTCTTTAGTAGCCTTTTGTTCGCTTTCGGTCGCTTCATTTCGCTTTTGTTCGCTTTCGTTCGCTTTATTACCACGTCCACCAAGCGAACCGTTTTTGGAATTTACTTCCGCTTTCTGGTTGTCCCGGTCGATGATTGCCCGGAAAACGGGAAACAGCACCGCTTCCCGTCCGGACAATTCCGGGAAAGTACCAGACCGGGCGTATTCCAGAATCGCTACAAACAAGCGTCCGCGCTCAGCGTCTTCCAGCGCTGCCGTCTGCTCGATCCAATCGTAATAAGCCTTAACGTAGCACTTCCCCATACGTCACCTCAGAAGGGAAGATCCCCATCGTCCTCGATCTCGCTGAAACCGCCCTGCGGTTCGCTCTGCGCCGCGTCCCCGACGTCCCGCTTGGAATCGCCAAAGTACACGCTGTCGGCCACGATCTCGGCGCTGCGGCGTTTGTTGCCGTCCTTGTCCGTCCAGTCACGCAGCTGCAGACGGCCCTCCACCACGGCCATGCGGCCCTTAGAGAAATACTTGCTTACAAATTCAGCGGTGTTGCGCCATGCCACAACATCAATGAAATCCGTTTCCTTTTCGCCGGACTGGGTTTTGAAATCCCGATCCACCGCCACGGTGAAGGATGCGACCGCCGTGCCGCTGTTTGTGCGGCGCAATTCAGGATCGCGGGTCATCCGACCCATCACAATAATTCTGTTCAGCATGAAATAGCTCCCTTTCTGTAAATCATGTCCTCCCGGTTCCAATCCGGGTAAAATGCTTTCATGTACGCCACCAGCCGCACATAGATGCGCTCGCGATCTCGCAATGGACCCTCGTCAAACAAACGGTGGCAGCGGGGGCAGAGGGTTGCAATGTTCTGCTCGATCCCTCTGCCGCCCTGCGAACGCCGTACCACATGGGCCACCGGTGCGCCTGCGGGAGACCCGCAGATCACGCACTGGTGATTGTCCCGCGCCCATACCACAACCTTCACGGATTGCGGAATGGACGTGGACTTTGTCATTTTGTGCATCCCCATTCCTCCATCATCCCTGCCAGCTTCTCAGGCGGCAGGGGTTCAATGCCTTGTTCCCTACAATCCTGAACGATCAACTCAATCAGCCGGGACATCTGTTTGGTATTGTAGGTGCTGGAACCGTAATACGCCCGGATAACAACCCGTTCCCCATCTGGCGTAAAATCCACCTGCTCCGTCGGCCATCCCTCGCCCATGTTCTCCCAGACAACCCGGAAGGTCTTCGCTTCCCCCTCGGTCAACTCAAAGTCTTTGTATGGGCCGATCTGCCGCACATACTCCCGATAAATCTCATTCTTGGTCACGGGAAACAGTTTGTCGGCCAGTTTGTCCAGAAGAACCCAACAGTACCTGTTGGCGTCGAGGCTCCGCTTCTCCCGGTGTTCCTTGATCTCCACGTCATAGAGCTTGCCTTCTTTCAGGCTGTCAAGCACCTGTCGCGCCTTGTTGGTCTGGATGCACAGCCAGTCTCCGGCGGCATCCATCGTCCAGCGGAACGCCGTGGCGTTAACCTGCTGCATCGTTGGCCTCCTCGGCCTCAGCTACGAACTTCTTTGCCTCGGCTACGCACTTCTCACACAGCGCATGACCGTATAGTTCCTTCGCTCTCGCCGCCAGACGTGCCGCCTTCACCGTAGCTCTGCCGTCAAAGTAATCCATCACCTGACCGCCGCAGCGCTCACAGATAACGGTGGCATCGCCCTGCGGAGGCAATCTGTACCCCGGCTTCTGCCGCGTTGGGATCGCCGGTTCCTTCGGTCTGCTCGGCTCCGGCGTTTCCGCATCCGGGTCCTTCATTTCCTCGGTGGGGATACAGAATACCTGGAAAAACGCATACTTCATGGCAATCGCCATCGCCTTGTTGCTGGCCTTGTCTCCGCTGTCCATTCCCTCGCCGATCACCACCGCCGAAACGCTGGTGCCGTCCTCTGCGTAGAACGTGTATTTGATTTTCAGCATGGAATACAGAATCGTACCGCCCTTGTTGGTCACACGCTCCTCCCGCGACTGATCGATCACCTCCGGCACAACGAATACCTTGTGCTTGGAGAGGATCGGCTGCAAAGCGTTCATCACATCGTCGATGCCGCGATACTTGAAGCCCTGCTGTTGGTTCTTCTTCTCCTTCCCAATCGCTGGAATCTCCTGCATGATTGCGGTAATGCTTTCAAAGATATTCATCACTTCACCCCCACGCTATAACCATCCACCAGCTCCGCACCGGGGACGGCTTCTGTTTTCAGGATCTTGGCAAGCGCTGCCTTGCTGATGGTCGGCTCTGCATACTGGATGCAGTCCTCATGCGCGTGGTCCTGCAGCCATTCCAAAACAGTGTCAGGGTCAGCCACATTCACGCTGGTAGTCTTGTGGAAGTTCACCGCGCAGCGGGGGGATTCAAATTTCTGCCCCTGCAAGGCGTACGCCAGATAGTCCTTAAGGCGCTGGGCCTTGTTCTCCGCCGCCTTCTGCCGTTCGGCAAAGGCGAGCTTCTCAGCCTTGTAGGCAGCGGCATCCGCCACCAGATTCTTGTAATATAGCGCGATGTTCTCGATTTTCTGGTCCCGTGCCATGCTCAGTTGGTCGAAGGCGTCAAAGTCGCTGACCTCGCCGGTCTCCGGGTCTACCAGGGCCGTAATGGCCGCGTCAATTTCGTAAAGGTTCATTCTTTCCTCCTATATCTCGCAAACCGCACGATATCGCCGTAGCGGTTCTTCTGTGTCTACCGTCTCCACGTCCAGCGCCACGCCGTCCCGCCGCAAGTCAGAGACCCGCGCCGTGAAATTGGCGATGCCGCACTCGCTCATGGCCTCGGCCCGTGTGATACTGCCGTGTTCATCCAGATACTTCAAGATTCGCTCACACTGGTTCATATCAGTCCTCCGGGATGTCGATGATCGCGATCCCCATGGCCCGTGCCACGGCTTCCGGATCGCTGTCAACCTCATCCTTGAGCCAATCCTTCGCGCACTCCGGGCAGTAGCACTCGCCGTTGATCAAAAACCCCGGAGCCACATCGTCAAACGCGTTGGGGTTCATGACGATGGAACATCTCGCGCACACCGGATAGATCTTCATTTCCACGCATCCCCTCTCTTCCACGCTTTCGTGGCGTTGGATTGCTGGGCGTAACCCGCTGTGATAGCGCCGCAGGTGGAACACCGTACATAGTGCTTAAACGGTGCGTCCGTGGACTGCACACGCTCACCGCTGTCCATGCCGCACACCGGGCAGAGATCCAGCGGATTGCGCTCATGCCGGTTCTTTCTGTTCATCGCGCGCTCACCACCATATACGCAATGGTGATCAGCAGCAGGGCCAGAAAACTCATAAAGCCCATCCATGCGGAGGCGTCCGCCTTCCGCTGCTCTCTGGTGCGCCGGTCATGCTTTCTCATGCGGATTCCCTCCTTCGATGAAATCTACGATCTTGAATACCCAAGTGGCCGCATACGCCACGCCCAGGATCATAAAAAACAGGTTCCAGCTCATTGTTTGATGTCCCCCTCTTTGGTGTAAACACCGTCAAACTCAAGGCCATGCTCCCTCGACCAGATCTTGCCGAACTCCGTCATGATCTTCACCGGGTCAGGCGGAGACACCCAGATCACCCGGTATTCGATTTTTCGTTTCTTCGCCATTGCCTTTTCCTTTCCCCTGTGCTAAAATAGCGACAGGATACATATCTGAGCCTAAGATTTGTTCCGCCGCCCTGCCCGGTCTGCAACACCGGACGGGGCATTTTTTATTCCCCATCGCTGGATTCGAACAGTTCGTCCACCGTCACGCCGTACATCCTCGCCAGCTTCTTGTGGTACTTCCGTGCCGGTCGCCAGTCACCCAGCTCCCAATGCGTCACACAGGACAAGTCCACATTCAGTTTCTTTGCTACCTGTGCACGGGTCAGGTTGGAACGTTCTCGAAGTTCCTTCAATGCCAAGTCATGTGCCCTCCTTTCGGTGTGAGAATTCATTGACTGCGGCAGAAATATGTGGTATGGTAAGCATGGGAGTTAAACTACGCGCCAAATGGCGTACTCTGTTGCAGAGGGGTATTCCATTTAGCAAACGAGTTCGCTTCCAACCGCCCCGAAGTTTGTTGCAGAGACTTCTGGGCGGTTTTTTATCTCTGCCGCAGTCAATACCCGCCGAAACCTCATGAATGTGAGAAATCACGCTTGACACGACCCGGAAAGCGTATTACAATGAAATCGCCAAAAGACATTGCAAGAGCCGCTTTTATGGGGGCTGGTTTTTGTGTACCCTTTTCCGGTGGGCTTAGGTATATGATACCTCACAAATACTGAGTTTGCAATACTCAAATTCAATGTTTATTGAATTTCGGCAATTTTACTAAATTTGGGTGCTCGTATATGGACATAATAGGCGAACGGGTTTTTAGCTTAATCCCCAAAAAGCCAGACGGGAAATACAAGCATGGGGCAAAGGCCGATTTTGCCCGGTCGCTTGGGTTCAAAAGCGGAGCGATTGTCAGTGACTGGGAATCGGGGAAAAGCGATTCTTATAAAAACTACCTATACCAAATCTCGGCACTGTACAATGTATCCGTTGAATGGCTCCAGGGCAAAACGGAAGATAAGAGCATAAAAGAAACCCCCGATCCGAAGATCGAGGGTGTGGACGATAAAATCGCACAGTTTATCCGCTCCGCATCTGCGGAGGAATTAACTGAGATTTCACGCTATATTGAATATTTGGAAAGCAAGAGGGATAAGACATGAAACTTGACCCTGACTGCGTCCGAGATTTAATGCTGTTTTGCGAAGATAATACTTACATCAAAACAGAAGAAGTCGGCAATTTTACTTGCGCAAGTTATCATGTTTTATATATTGATTCAATGAGGCTTGTCCCGCCGCTGAATAAGTACGACACGGGGGCTTTAATTTATCACATCATTCAGCTTTCGGAGAGTGGGTATCTGGCAACAGATTTTCATTTTGATCCAATTACAAACTTCCATCACAACAGTCTGCCGTCTATTTACTATGTCACGCCAAAGGGGCATGAGTTTATAGCGGCAATTGCCGAAAAATCGCAATGGGAAAAGACGTCAAGAATGCTGCGGTCATTTGGGTCTGTTTCTTTGACGGTGATCGAAACAATATCAAAGGGAATTGCGTCGGCAGCTATTGAACAAATAATAGCTCACAAGGCGTGACATCACAGCCCCCGTTTTCCTCATTGACCTTTACGGGCGTTGCGCGAAACGGGATGCTTTGCGCGGAAATCTGATTGCTTGCCTTGATCGCACGATCTAAGCAAAAGGGGAGATATTCCGCGCTGTCCGCTGAAAGCCCGCAGGCCGAAATGGCATCCATGCACCGATTTACCGCGTCAACCATTTTGAAGTCGATATACCATAACTTAGCGGCTTCTTTCATTTTTCTCTTCCCCCTCAATAAGTTTCAAAAGCTCAAGCTTTGCTTCATACGGAAGCGCCAGCGCGGCGCATACCAGTTTTTCGCGCAGCATTTCAACATCTGCTCTGTTTATTGTATCACATTTCGCGTCATTATACAACATCTTGCGTCCCTCCCAATAATTATAGTAACGGGGCTGTATGTCGATTATTGCACTTTGTGCAATCGAAAATATAAGAAAATGGAGAGTTGAGATGAAAAAATTTTTGCTTATCGCGCTGTCTTCGGTTCTCGCACTTGGCATGTTAACCGCCTGCGGCGAAACGAATCAGACCGAGCCAGAAAACGAGCCGGTAACTCCACCCGATCTTGTTGGAGAGTGGAAGCAGACAAACAGCAATGCAGATGACGCATGGCAGGCCGCTACTATTGCCGGAGATACCATTGAGGTGTATTGGGTATCTGATAACGGAGAAACCAAAGCCCTCTATTGGGCCGGTTCTTTCGATGCCCCTACCACGGCGGATGAGCCGTACACCTGGGAATCGGAAAATGATAAAGATCAGACCGATATGGCAATTCTTGCCAGCGGCGATGACACAAAGACGTTTACCTATCAGGACGGCGTAATCAGTTACGAAGTGTCTGCCATGGGAGTTACGCAGACCGTAAAACTTGAGAAGCAATAAGTAACTAAAGGCCCCGCCGCCCTCTGCAACAAACGGCGGGGCCGGAGGGCAAGCCTTGGGGGGATTGGCTTGCCGTGATGCAACCATAGCAAAAATTGATTGGGCAACGCAATAACCAAATGTGGGAAACCGGCAGTATACTGCCAAACGAAATTGTGTACTATCGCTGCCCATATCTTATAAATTTAATACAGGAGGCCGATTTTTTGACGATCCAAGACTTATGCCGCGAAAAAAGAGCCGCCCTCAACATGACGGCCCAGGACATTGCCGATGCTTCCGGCGTCCCCCTCTCCACCGTTAATAATTTCTTCGCCCATGCGTCCAAATCCCCGGCCCTTTATACCACAGCTGGTATCTGTGCGGCACTGGGGGTGTCTTTGGACGCATTTTTTGGTATTGGCGATCACTGTACCGCCACGGAAGAAACCTTGCAGGCGGAAAAAGATGGGCTGGAACACCGCCTTGAAAATAAGCGGAAGACCATCGGCCTGATGGAGGCGGAACTGAATAACCTACGTCATTCCGTAAAACTATACAGGTGGATCATGCTCGGTTTGTCGCTATTGATCGTCGGTCTCTTCGTCTGGTGCGTGTGGGTAGATATTCACTGCGCCAATTACGGATTTTGGAGGGGATAGTATGAGAGCCGCACTATATATCCGCGTCTCGACGGAAGAACAGGCGCGGCACGGCCTGTCATTGGGAGATCAGCGGGAATCCTTGTTGGCGTATGCCGCAGACAACGGTATGGAGGTTGTCGGCGTATACGAGGATGCTGGAATATCCGCAAGAAAACCATATAAGCGGCGACCAGCACTTCTGCGTTTATTGGAAGATTGCAAGGATGGGAAGATCGACACAATTTTATTTGTCAAGCTGGACCGTTGGTTCCGCAGTGTAGCCGGATACTACGCCGTGCAGGAAGAATTAGACCGCTGCCACGTCACATGGCAGGCCACGCGGGAAGATTACGAAACTCGCACGGCATCCGGGCGGCTAAAGGTGAATATCATGCTGTCGGTAGCGCAGGACGAAGCTGACCGCACCAGCGAGCGAATCAAGGCCATTAACGAAGGCAAGCGATTGAAGGGCCAGCCTACCACATGGAGAACACCCATCGGTATCTGCGTGAAAGACCGGCACTACGCCATAGATGAAGAAACCGCAGATGCGGCGCGAGATATGTTCCCTGCCTTTATACGGCTACAAAGCATCCTTGCACTAAGGCGGTATATGGCAACGGAGTGGGGGATCAAACGCTCGTACAACAAATACAAGGATGCGTTGTCGAATCGATTGTACTTAGGTGAGGCGTTCGGTGTGGAAAACGTATTGCCAGCGCTTGTCGATCAAGAAACCTTTAACCTTGCCGGGAGAATCCTGGAACAGCGAAGCCAGCGGAACGCCAGTGCGGACCGGATATATTTGTTTACCGGGATTCTCCGCTGCCGGGAGTGTGGGAGAAACATGCAGCCGGAGACTGTAAAACAAGTGTACAAGTACTACCGATGCAGAACGCACACACTTGACCCAGCCGACTGTCCGCACATTCTCAGGATCCGGGAAGATGTGCTGGAGGATTACCTTCTGCGGGAATTTGAGGGGATCGCAAAAAAGTATTACTCCAAATCAAAAACCGCAGAAAAAAAGCCGCCCAAAACGGCGGAGCAAATCAAGCGGAAAATGCAAAAACTAAAAGACCTGTATCTGTCGGATTTGATTGAAATCGAAGAATATAAAAAAGACTATACGGAATTGAAACAGCAGCTTGCGGCAATAAACCCCGAGCCTATAAAAGAATTTGATCTCGAAACCTTACGGCGGGAATTGAAGGAATATCCTGATTTAGATCGGCAGGCAAAAAAGGAATTCTGGGTACGCACGATCCAGCGCATCGACGCAGACAATGACGGTGCGTTTTTTGTAACGCCAAGTTAGTCTTATTTTCATGTCACAACGCCTACGTCAAAATATAACTAACCCCCCGGCATTTGCCGAGGGGGTTAAGTTTAGCTTTCCAATTTCCGCATGACGCTATTATAAACCCGCTCGTTGACCACTTTCAAGCTGTCCATCAGCTCGTCCATGACCTCCCACGCACGGGCTGGGTCAACGTTAGACACCGCCCGGAGGAAATCGCTGTCCGGTGCGGGAACCGCAGAATACGCCTCAACCATACGGTTTTCCCTCACCGGCTCTCGGTTCTGGTTTTGGATGGTATACAGCGCCGCCAGCTTTTCATAGTTTGCCCAGCTGGATTCTTCCGTCTCTAACCGCTTGATCCATAGCGCCACTTCTCGCTCGTCAATCATTGGGGCCTACCCCCTTTAGTCCTCCATCATGTCCATTGCACGGCGCAGGGCGTCCTTGATGCGATCATCGTCGGTTTCCCGCATCATATCGTTGATCTGATCGCGCAGATGCTCAGTTGCGTCCGTGCGGCTGTAATGACCACGGACATAATGCCGACGGGCATAGGAGTTGCCACGGCTGTAGCCGCGTAGATCATCGTCCAGATAGCGGCCAGAATAGCCGCGCTCGTCCATCGCATCGATCTTGTCGATGTTTTTGATGGTGTCCGTCAGCTTGTGAGCGATATCCAGATCACCGGCACCCAGTTCGCCCTTGCGGATCAGTTCATCAAGCTCTTTGCAGAGCATATCCCGCAGTTCATACATAGATTTCATTCCCATTGTGTTCTCCTTTCTCAGCAAACTCTGGTAATGATAAGGTTCGCGTTTCTCACGTCAATGTCCTCGCCACTAACGTTGCGGATAGACAGCGACGCGCAGCAGCCCTTTGTAACGTCAACGTACTCGGATGCAGCCACGTTAAAAAATGCCCCCGCCGCTGCGGGCGTCACCGTCGCAACGGAGGACGAAAGCGGCTCACCGTCAACCGCAATGGCAACGGAGATGGGGCCGGGGGTTCCGCCGGTGCTTACGGCAATATTGCCGATAAAGTCCACTTTATAGCGGACGCGGCACTGAGAACAGTTACCACGGAGGTTAAGCAGGCCGGAGCCTGCGCGGTGCGTCACAAGGCCCTTGGTGCAAGGGATCGGTGCCTCGGTAAAAAGCACGTTCTGGTTTGCCGCTACAGTTTGCGCGGCAACAGCAGTGTATTCAGGCATAAAAAACTCCTTTCATAAAATCAGCGGCAGGGCTATTGCCCCGCCGCTTTGGTTTAGTATCGGCATGGGGCCGAACATTTTCGTGAGATCACGAAAAAGCTACGCTATGCAGTTGTCAGCAACCGCATCCGGCAAACTGGTTGCAGCAATAGGGATTCTGCACCGTGTAGGCCGGGATGGGAGAAGGACGGAGCTGAGACACCAGATAGCTGTTCTGTGCCGCCTGAGATGCGGCCAGCTTCAAACCCTGGTTCTCGCTCTGGAGATCCTGCAGCTTGCTCTGGGTCAGGAAATCGAGGATCGCGCGGCTGTTGCTGTTGGCGTTGTCGATGATGTCCCGCGTTGCGGTCTGGATGGTGTTGCGGGTGTCGCAGCCCTGCGTAGCCATGTCATACCGGAGCTGTGCCGTGTCGGCCCGCTGGTCGCAGCAGCACTGCTGGGCCTGCATCTGCATGGCAGTCAACTGCTGCATGAGAGCCGCCTGCTGGTTGCTGCGGGAAAGCTCGGCCTGTGCAAAGCCGTTTGCCATCGCCATGTTGGTGCCGTTGACAAGCTGCGCCTGCTGGTAAAATCCGTCGCAAAGGCCCTGATTTAC